AAACCAACACCTAAAGCAAAGTTAGACGATTCTAAATTAGAAGGATGCGATAAGTGGACTAAAGAGCAAAAGGCAGCAGTAATTAAGAAATACAATTTAACAGAAGCACAATTAACTAAACTTAAATAAGATGAATATAGGACAATTAGTACAAGATGTAATGGATGGAGAGGAATCTCCGTTCAAAGCATTATACGAACTTAAACAACAGTTAACAACTCTTAAATCAGCTATTGAAGTTGTGGAAGTAGAAGCGTTTAATCAATCTGAATATGAGGATAAGACTTTTATCAAAGATGGTTATAAGATAGAGAAAAGAAATGGTGGTAAGCGATGGAATTTCAAAGGTTGTAAAACTTATCAAATCGCAAAGGATAATCTATCACAAATAGAAGATGATTTAAAAACTAATTTTAAATTATGGGAAAGCGGAAGAAGTGCAGTTGATGAGTTTGGCGAAATAGGAGATGTGCCATTAGTAACTTATTCAAAAGATTCAATGATCATTAAAAAAGTAAAATAAGATGAAAAATAAATTAAAAAAAGACTGGGATAACTTCAATGATGAACACTTTCAGAAAGTAAAAGAAGCAAGAGCAAAAAGTGAATTAGTAATCTTCAAATGCACTAAGCAACAGAAAGCAGATTTTAAAGCAAGAGTTGAAGAAATTGAAGGTGTTAATGAAAGTGATGTTTTGCGTATGTTAATTGATGGTTTTATAAATAGTAAATAAGATGGAAAAAATATATTTAATAACAACAGTAGTTTTCGTATTTTCAACAGGATGGTTAATGATTAACAACCATTTACTAAGTTCTGATAAAATGCACGACTTATTAGAAATAGATGCTTTAAAGCAAGAATTAGCCGAAAAGCAAGAAAGACTAAAGAATTATAGTTTAACTGCCTTAGAACTTAACAACATTTGCGACAAGTTCCCAAGTTCAAGAAAGGAGAAAGCAAAGAATGATAAATTACAGGAACTATTAAACGAATTAAACTAATGAGCAATTTATTAATACAGGTTATGTTTGACAGATGTAACAGAAAAAAAGATAGATCAGTCAGTTTAACCTTTATCACACAATTAGAACAATCATCTGAAGAATTTATGAAGATAGATAGTCTATTAAACGATTCTGGGGTGCTTTATTTTAAATCTAATGGAAATCTAACCAAAGAAGAAGTAAATGCATTAGATGATGTTGAAGTTGAAGGGAAAACAAAGTCACAAAGGCTACGTAATGTTTTGTATGTTTTGAATAAACAAACTGAAAACGGTGATTTTAAAAACTTTTATGCTGGTGAAATGGAACGTATTATTGAACATTACAAAGGAAAATTTAAAAAAGATTAAAATTATTCTTATTGGTTTTCAAGTAGTTAGCATTAGTATTAAATAATAATTGTATAAACGTTAGGTATAAACGTTTAGTTGTGTGTATATTTGTACCATACTAACAAACTAAAAACAACTACAAATGGAAATCACAGTTAAAAGCGAAATGAAAAGAAGAATGGATTTAGTAAACGACAAGTCTTTTAGAGAGGTTTGTGCAAAACATGCTAAACAAATTGGAATAACACCAAAAGAATGGAACGAAAACAAAGCGATGATTCTTTTAAAGTTTGCAAATGATTTTTGCTCAATGGAAAATAAAATGTAAAACAAAAAGGGAGGGTAACACCTCCCTATAAAACAACTACAATGGAGAAAACAGAAGAATGGAATATTTTAATAGCACTTTTTAAAGCGACTGTTGAACAAACAACGATGCTTACTGGAGTGCCAAAGCAAAGAACCAAAGTTGTTTTTGGTCGATGGATTAAAGAGGGTAACAACCTATTAAAATTGATAGAAGAATTTTCTGATGAAGAATATTTAGAAGAAGTAACAGAAGTAATTGAAAATGCAATTCACGAATTAAGAACAGCAACAGATAAAATTTAAAAAAGGGGGTAGAGGCAATTAAGCCGCAAAAACTTATTCTGAAGTGAGTACTACCCCCGTAAACAACTATAAAAATGAAATATAAAGATTTTTTAGAAACTAAGAAACATTTGTTAGGAAGTTTTGGGTTTGAACCTAACTACATTCCAGATATGGCATTTGATTTTCAACGTGAAATAATAACCAAAGCTTGTTTAAAAGGTCGTATGGCTGTTTTTGCTGATACTGGATTAGGTAAAACTTTAATACAATTATCATTAGCACAAAACGTAGTTAATCATACAGAAGGAAAAGTTTTAATACTCACACCATTGGCGGTAGCTTTTCAATTTATTATAGAAGCTGAAAAAATGGGTATTACAGACATTGAATATTCAAAAGATGGATCACACACAAAAAGTATTGTTATTTGTAACTATGAAAGGTTACACTATTTTAATAGTGAAGAATTTGAAGGGGTTGTTTTAGATGAAAGTAGCATATTAAAAAACTTTGATGGTAAAATTAAAAATCAAATTACATCATTTGTTAAAAAACTACCTTATAGATTCTTATCAACAGCAACACCATCACCTAACGATTTTATTGAATTGGGTACAAGTTCAGAAGCACTTGGCTACATGGGTTATACTGATATGTTAGGTAAGTTTTTCAAAAACAATAATAACTCAATTGATCCTAAACACGCTGGAGAAAAATGGTACTTAAAACCACACGCAGAAAAAGATTTTTTTAGCTGGGTTAATCAATGGGCTTTAATGATTAAAATGCCATCTGATTTAGGTTTTAGTGATGAAAAATATATTTTACCTGAATTAATTGTAAACACTCATACAATAGAAAACAAATCTTTATTAGCTGTAAATGGTCAAATACAAATGTTTAACAAACCTGCAAAAGGTTTTAATGAAGTTAGGCATGAAGTAAAGCAAACAATAAAAGAAAGATGTGAAAAGGCTGTTGAATTAGCAAAAGGAAAAACGTCTGTATATTGGTGTAACCGTAATGAAGAAAGTAAACTTTTAAGGGAGTTAGATCCAGAAGCAGTTGAAATAATAGGTAGTCAATCTATGGAAAAAAAAGAGCAAATTTTATTAGATTTCGCACAAGGTAAAATCAAAAGAATTATAACAAAGGCTAAGATGACTGGTATGGGTTTAAATTGGCAACATTGTAATCATTCTGTATTTTTTCCTACCTATTCATACGAACAATACTATCAGTCAATTAGAAGATTTTGGAGATTTGGACAAAAGAATAATGTTACTATTGACATGGTTGTTTCTGATGGTCAAACAAGCGTATTAGAATCTCTTCAAAAGAAAACTAAAAAGGCTATCGAACTTCACACTAATTTAACAAATAATGTAAATAATTCATTTGAAGAAAAAGTAAAAGAATTTAATAAAGAAATAATAACACCTAAATTTTTATAAAATGACTAAAGAACAAACACACGAAGAAAACTATTCAATTTACAATAGTGATTGCATGGAAGTAATAACAACTATGCCAGATGAAAGTATTGATTTATCGGTTTATAGTCCTCCATTTGCTGGATTGTATAACTATTCAAGTAGTGAAAGAGATTTTAGCAACTGCGATAGTAAAGAACAATTTTTAGAACAGTATGAATTTCTAATTAAAGAAATGGCTAGGATAACTAAAAAAGGTCGTATTAACGCTGTTCATTGTACAGATGTTTTTGATAACACTTGTAGACTTTGGGATTTTCCACACGAAATAATAAAACTACATGAGAAGTACGGCTTTGAATATAGAAACCGTATTACAATATGGAAAGAGCCATTGAAGGTAAGAATGAGAACAATGGTACAAAGTTTAATGCACAAATTTATAGTAGAAGATTCTACAAAGTGCTTTACTGCTATGCCTGATTATGTTTTAATATTCACAAAAAAAGGGGAAAATGAAGTTCCTGTAACTCATGAACATGGTTTAAAATATTATGCTGGTGAAGTTCCTGTTTTACCAAATATTTTAAGAGCATGGAATAATGCTAATGATTCAGATTTAAACGAGGCTCAATTATGGGACTATTTAAATAAAACTTTTAAAAATCATAAAGATCCAAAAAGTAATAAGTTAAGTCATTATATTTGGCAACGTTACGCTAGTTCAGTTTGGGATGATGTAAGAATTGATAATATACTTCCTTTTAAACAAACAAAAGAAGAAGATGACGAAAAACATGTTCATCCATTACAATTAGATGTTATTGATAGAATAGTTCAACTATACTCTAACCCTAAAGAAGTTGTTTTTACTCCTTTTATGGGTGTAGGTAGTGAGGTTTTTAGTCCTGTTTCTTTAGGTCGTAAAGCTATCGGTATAGAATTAAAAGATAGTTACTATAAACAAGCTATTTTAAATGTAAAAGAAGCTGAAAAACGTTTTAAAGAAAAAGCAGAGCAAAAGGAATTATTTTAAAAACATGGGGCTATTAATTTAGCCCCATTAAAAAAAATAAAATGAAAAAGAAAATTACACAGGTTGAAAAAGTATTAAATCACTTAATAAAGTTTGGAGAAATAACAAGCTGGGAAGCAATACAGACTTATAGGATCACAAGGTTATCAGATAAAATATATTTATTAAGAAAAAAAGGTTTTAATATAACCACAATCGAATCAAGTCATATCAATAAAGAAGGCGAAAAAACAGAATTTGCAACTTATAAATTTTTTAACAATGGAAAATAAACTATCATACTGGGCAGCACCTTCAATTTTAAAACCAAAAAAACCAAATAATGTTAAGATTGATAATATTATTCAAGATGTTTGTGAGGTGTACGGAATTGAACTATGTGATTTAATGAGTAACAGAAGGCATAGAATATTAGTTGAGCCAAGACAAGTATTATTTTACATATTGCATAAGAAAATGAACATACCTTGTGTAAAGGTTGGTAAGATGTTTAATAAGAATCACGCAACAGTTTTGCACGGAGCAAATAACATCAAGACTTTTATGGAAAATGAAAAGGATTTAAGAGATAGAGTTACAGGTGTTTTATTAAGAAATGATTACTTTGGCTTAACAAATAATATAGAAACAAGTAAATAAATAAATAAATTATGAGTGAATTAAAATTAAAAGGAAAGATTAAATTGATCGGAGAAAAACAAACATTCGATTCTGGATTTGAAAAGGTTGAATTTGTAATTACAACAGATGATAAGTACCCTCAAGATGTAAAGTTTGAAATTGTAAAAGATGCAATGGCAAACTTTTTAAAGTACAACAAAGTTGGCCAAGATGTAGAGGTATCTTTTAACATACGTGGTAATGAATGGAAAGGTAAACATTATGTAAGTTTATCTGCTTGGAAAGTGTTTGAATCAAAAAAAGAAGAAACACCAGCACAAGTTGAAGAAGAATCAGAAGATAGCCTTCCATTTTAGGAACAACTTTAATTAGTATAATGCCCCTTTCAGATGATTGGGGCATTTTTTTTGCTTTTCCCTATATTAGCACTATATTAAATAAAACATCAAATATTTTTTTACCTTGCAGACTTTTTCCAAAAAAAACTGGAAAGTGCCCCAAATCTTATGTAAGCCCCGTTATCACTAGTTTTATGCTTAAAAAAAAAGTGCCCCAAAATTTAAAAAAAATCCTAAAAATGCCCTAAATTGATAAATATTAGATATTTTATTGTTTATTAGATTAATAATACTATATTTGTAACTCTAAGTGGAGTAGGAATCACTAAGAACTTAATTAAAAACCCTTTCATTTGAATGCCTCTCCTACTCGGCTACATTTGAAGGGGTTTTATATTTTATAACACTATGATAAATTTAGAAAGCTGCAACAAATTGTTGAACTCTGGATTCTCACTTATTACAATTGGCGATAAGAAAGTTCCTAATACAAAATGGAAGGAGCAGCAAACAGTTCAGTTAACAAAAGAAGAATTTAAAAGTAACTACGAAAAGAGTTCTACTAAAGGTATTGGAATTGCAACAGGTTACAATGGATTAGAAGTATTTGATATTGATACTAAAATACTTCCTAATGAAGAATCAAAGAATCTATTTTGGGATGAATATTTAACATTATTGAAAGATAATATTGAAGATTTTGATGATAAGATTGTTATTTATAGAACACAATCAGGTGGTTATCATTTGATTTATAGATGTAAAAAAATAGATGGTAATTTGAAGGTTGCTAAACCTAAAGGGTACAAAGAAGCATTAATAGAAACAAGAGGTATTGGTGGATATGTATTTGTTTATTCAGATAGAGTTTCACAAGGTAGTTATCTAGATGTTCAAGAAATATCTGAAGAAGATAGAAATGTAATATTTGAGATTTCAAAATATTATGACTACATAGAAGATAAGCCAGAAGAAATTCCAATTGTTGCAAGTAGTGATTTTGAAGAACAGTCAGTTAAGACTTGGGATGATTACAATAGTAGAAATGATGTATGGAGTTTGATTAGTCACAATTTTACAGAAGTTGGTGTTATTAATGGTAATCGAATGATTTTAAGGAATGGATCTAAAGCTGCACATTCAGGTTACATTTTTGCTGATACTGGTAAATTGTTTCTATATTCAACAGGCACTAACTATCCTCACGAAAAACCATTAAGTCCTTTTGATATTTATAGAATAGATAACCATAATGGAAACTATAAAGAAGCTTGTAGTAAACTTTATAAAGAAGGGTATGGAACAAGATTGACAGTTAAGGATTATGAAAATGAAGAATTTTGGACTTATACAAAGAAAGGTGTTGTAATGTTAGATAACTTTAAATTTAAGAAGTTTTTAGAGGGTAAAA